GCTTGCTAATGCTCAGCCTGTTGACCCTATAATGAATATGGGGCAAGTGCGCTGGTACGATAAACTTAAGAAAAATGCTACTTATGCCGTAGCACTAGATCCCAGTATGGGCACAGGAGGTGACTACTCTGCTATACAAGTATTCGAACTACCTAGCTATACGCAGGTAGCAGAGTGGCGCCATAACACCACTCCTATTCCTAAACAAATTCAAATACTAAAAGATATTTGCACTTATATAAACGATCAAGTAGGCAGTAACAGTTTGTACTGGAGTGTAGAAAACAACGGAATAGGCGAAGCAGCACTTATTGTGATTGCAGATTACGGCGAAGAAACAATACCTGGATATTTTGTAAGTGAACCAATACGTAAAGGTCATGTTAGAAAATTCCGTAAAGGATTTAACACAACTCACGGATCAAAAATAGGTGCATGTACAAGACTTAAGACAATGCTAGAAAATTCAAAAATGAAAGTGCGTAGTGCAGCATTACTTAGTGAACTAAAAGGTTATGTAGCTAGCGGTAACAGCTTCAAAGCAAAACCAGGCGAAACAGATGATTTAATAAGTTCTGTGCTCCTAATACTACGTATGATGGTTGTATTAAGGGATTGGGATCCAAGAGTATACGAAACTTTTACAATGGCTGAACATGAGGACGACTATGAGGCACCTATGCCTATATTTGTAAGTCGCAGTTATTGATAAATACTGCATACTTAGGATTTTTCAATGTATAACACCTATGAAAAAAAGATAAATGATATTACAAAAAAATATGTTTTGTCTGAACAAAGACAGACACCTCAAATAGTTTATAACCGTCTTAAAAATAAGAAGGAGACTTATACTGCGCAAGATCTTCGCCAGTTAGGTACAGCAGCTATCGCTGGAGTTACTATCGAACAAGAAGTTGCAGATAAAGCAGTAAGAGACTGGGAGAATTTTGTTAAAGGTGATATTGTAGCTAGGGGTAATCCTTTTATTGGCAACAGACGTGAATGGGCACTAACAGCTCATATGCCGAGGGTATTGCAATATAGAGCTGCAGAAAGAACTACCTGCGGTGATCCCAAAGCGGACTATAAAAGTTTTAAGGATTACTTTGCGTCTAATGTGGGTTTAATGAAATGTGCAAGATTTTATCCTAAAAATAAAAGTTTAAATAAACTAGCTAACCAGGTTAGAAAAACTTTTAATTTACAATCCAAAACAAATGATCCTTATGACGACGAGCTTGTAAAAAAAATAAAAGAATTTCAAAAAGATAACGGTCTCAAAGTTGACGGCGACTATGGTATAGAAACACACAGTCTTACACAAAAGGTTGACATTCCAGATTTAGATCTAGATATACCTTATGATGTTTTACGTAAAGCATTAGTAAATGCTAGGCGTAAAGAAGTTGCATTTAATGTAGCATTAAGTGATTTAACAAATAAAAAAATATCGTGGATTGAAGTTCAAAACAACATACTACCTAATCTGCAACGTGGTATAGAAAAACAATTTGAGATTTTTGATGGTTTATTTTCTACATATTACGACGCAGCAGATAATCTTGATGTAGATCCGATTAATCCATATGCAGCTTTTAACCCAAACACCGGAGCAACCTCAAAAGAACTTGCTGTTTTTTCTTGGGATCAGTGGCAAAAAATTTATGATAACAAAAAGAATAAAAATTTTAGAACAAACGATCCAAATTTATCACCTACGGAACAGTCATTATTAGACCTTTATTTCTCTAAAGAACTTAAAGTGTATCTATCTAAAGAAGGTGATCAAATACGTCCAGCTGATCCGCTTCGAGCTTACATCAGGGATGTGCTGAGACCTCAAATAAATCAGACTTTGCCTTATTTACAACAGTTAGCACCACTAGCACAAGGCATTGCTGATTACCAGTTAAAGTATCAGGAAACAAAAGATGCAATAGCTGCAAAACAAGCTATGGCTGCATGGAAAGCAGCTATTGCAAAATTAATCAAATTGCAAAAAGAAGCAGAACGATATGCAAAGCTACAACAATTTAAAGCAGCTGATGCAGAGTCTATGAAAAATTTCTATAAGCAAATTCCTGATCTGCTGTGGAGAGAGGCTTCTACACAGCGTCCAACATATATATCGGGCGGTGGTCTACCTAAAAATAATAAGGCTATGCCTGCTTTTACATTGCCGTTAGGAGCTTTAGATACAGAAAAGCAGGTATTGGACTTAGTGCGTAATTATGTAAAAACTGCTAACAGTCAACAATTAGATTTTTATGAAAACTTGAAAAAAAGTTTAAAAGACAAAGCAGTTTACAAAAATTATGTGATTTCACCCGAAGATAGAATGCAAGCTATCAATACCTTACAAAATTTATATATTACAGTTGAGTCATTAAACAAGTTATCAAAACTACAAGAAGGAAATCCTATTACCTTAAAACTACCGAATAGGCCTCCTTTGAAATTAACCACTACAGATGACGAAACAGGTGAAAAAACAAATTGGGTAGGTTTTAATTTACACACAATAGCTAATAGTCTTCAAATAAAATATTATATTGACTGGTTTGCTAGAGGACTGCCCGGACGTATAAGTGATTATGATAATAGAAAAGATACTGCTATTGAACGTGCAGAAGTGTCAGTGGATTATGCTGCCTTAGATAAAAAAGCACAAACCCAAGCCGATCAAATGTTTGAACTTGTACAAATGAGCAGCACAGCCGGTGAAGAAGAATTTGCAAACAGAGAACAAATAAGACAACGTGCAGAAGAAAAAGCAGAACAGATTCGTGCGCAACGATCTGCAAATGCATATGCTATACAGGCACAATTTAATTTGCGTGATGAACAAATTAGTGCTAGTGTAATTACAACACGAACCTTAGAAACTTTGAATTTAATCTTAGAAGCAATAAACGTTGCTACAAATGACATAGGTAATAGATCTATCAAAGACATCAACAATGTAGTAAGTTATATTGTAACAGTGTTTCAAAGTTTAGACAACAAGTATTATGAAAATACTAGAATTAGTAATGAGTTAAAAGACGTTGATGAAAATTTACAAAATCTGTTCAGGGTAAAACTAGCCGATATTGATTCTGATCTTGATCAGGCAAACGATTTAGCACAAGAAGAACTTGATAAACAATCTAACAGAGATATAAATCAAGATATTGTAACACAGCTTTTAACAATTTTTCAAGAATCAAATGTAGATAAATTAAATGCAGCATATCCTCGCGGCTTTCCTGAATTAGATCTAAATACAAGTGCTGTCGAACAAAAACTAGAGCAATTAGAAAAATCAATTTTAGAATTAAATCGTAGGCTAGAAAGAAATAATGACCCGTTTTTTGTTTTATGGTACGAAATTCAAAAAGATTTCATTGAAATTTATAAAAATACAAATAATATCGAACTTGAAGATTTACTGAATGTGTTAGAGAAGATAGATGAATTAGAAAGTTTAATTACAGATGATAATATGCAATTAAATTATGATAATCATTTAGATAGCATGGAAACATTAATCGACAATGTGGTCAGTTCGAAATTAAGAGAAGCATCTAGGTTATGGGATGAAATAAGAAGTACTCTTGTAGATGCCGAAGGCCAACCAAAAAATCCTAATGAATACACTTATGAAGACTTTGAACCTTACAAATATATGTGGGAACTATGGCAAACAATAAAAGAAATGTATGATGCATTAGATTTAGAGCCATCGGATTTATATAACACAGTTGCAGAACAAATTGCATTTATAGTTAAAAATATACCTATTGATAAAATGCCGTTTAGTGGCAGAAGTAGAGACGACTTTTTAGATTGGTATTTAAAGTATGGTCCTCAACGGCTCGGGCTGCGATCCGGCGGGGGCGATACTGTTGCTTGGAGGCGTACATTAACGGATAAGATAGGACTACCTTTATTCGACAATGAAGGGAAAAAACTTGAGACTGAAAAGCAGCGTAAAAAGTTTATTAGAGATACAGTAATTGATAGTACACCTGAAGAAGTAAGACGTATGTTATTCAAAAGAAGAAAACAACATTTTGAAACTTTAACACAATTTTCAAAACCGGGACAGGCAAAAAAAGATCCTTACATTAAAGAGGTGGGCAAAGCAGTATTCCATGATAATCCTGGTTTGAAACGTATAGAAGTTGTTACCCTGATGACAGGCTTTATGCTTGATAATTATCTAGACTCTTATATAAATCTTGCAGGCGAATATATGCCACAACTGAAAGATCCTCCGGGATACGGTAACGAGTTTGATATTAGATCAGATTTATTAAAAGATGAGGAAAACTAATGGCAGATGATAGATTGAACACTGTAGCTGAACAGCTTTTTAACAAAATAAGAGGAAGATTTCCAAATATAACTATCGGCGATGCAGATGGCAATACAACTAATGTTCCTTCTGATGCACGATTTTATGATTTTGAATATGCAGATAAAGGTGCAGTTGTAGGCAAAGTAAGTTGTGCTTTAGACCCAGAAAAAATTACTATAATGTATAGTGATAATCTTGTAGGTGATGAAGCAGAGCACGATAGACAAGATTGGTATAACTTTCTAAAAGGTTTAAGACAGTTTTCTAGATCTAGAATGTTAGGCTTTGATGTTCGCAATATCAATAAAGATAGTAACACTCGTCGTGATTATAAATTTCTAGCTGCGAACAAACTTCCTGAATCTGTAGACTTAGAAAATTATATCAAAAATTTATAAAAACTAGTTGACAGACTAAATATTATTATGTAATATAGACAATGTGCTTTATATTACATCTTTAGGCACAATATATTAAGGCAATGAAAGGCAAAAATATTATGACATCACTAGCTGAAATCCGAGCAAAACTGCAACAGCAAGAAAGCAACTCAACTCAAGGTCCAAGCGGTCCTAATCCTATTTTCCCATTTTGGAATATCAAAGAAGGCGAAAGTGCAACTATTCGATTCCTTCCTGATGGCGATCCTGATAACACTTTTTTCTGGCGTGAACGTCTAATGATCAAGCTCCCGTTTGCGGGTATTAAAGGTCAAACAGACAGTAAACCGATTGTAGTTCAAGTTCCCTGTATGGAAATGTATGGAGCAAGCTGTCCTATTCTTTCGGAAGTACGTGGTTGGTTTAAAGATCCAAGTCTTGAAGACATGGGTCGTAAGTATTGGAAGAAACGCAGTTACATCTTCCAAGGTTTTGTAACAGACAATCCTCTTACTGACGACGAAGCGCCGGAGAATCCTATCCGACGATTTATCATTGGTCCTCAGATCTTCCAAATTATCAAACAAGCTCTTATGGATCCTGATATGGAAGAACTTCCAACTGATTATACTCAGGGTATTGATTTTAGACTTAACAAAAGTTCAAAGGGCGGTTATGCAGACTATTCTACATCTACATGGGCACGTAGAGAACGCCCACTAAGTGATGCGGAAATGCATGCTGTAAACAACTATGGTTTGTTTAACCTTAACGACTTTTTGCCAAGTCAACCTGATGAAACTGCTATCAAAGTAATGACAGATATGTTTGAAGCATCTGTCGATGGCGAAGCATATGATCCAGATGCCTGGGGGCAGTATTTTAAAGCTCCAGGTATGAATACTGGCGATCCAGTAAAAACAGCAGCACCTGCACCGGCATCAACACCTTCGCCTGCACCAGCAGCGCCAGTTGAAACAGTATCAGAATCAACACCTGTTGACCCGCCTTTTGAGCCTGATCCTGCACCAGCAGCAGAAACAGCAGCACCACAATCGCAAGATATTCTTGCAATGATTCGTGCACGTCAAAACGACTAACGTTTGATAATAGTAGGGCTATGTAATGCATAGCTCTACTTTTTTACATATAGGATAAATTAATGACAACAAAGGCTTTCGACCCGACTAAATTTAGAAATAGCATTACCAAATCTATTCCTGGCATGAGTGCTGGCTTTCACGATCCAACTGATTGGATTTCAACTGGCAATTTTGCTTTAAACTATCTTATCTCCGGCGACTTTAACAAAGGAGTGCCGATGGGTAAGGTTACTGTTTTTGCTGGCGAATCAGGTGCAGGCAAATCTTATATTTGTGCAGGAAACATTGTACGTCATGCACAAGAACAAGGTATTTTTGTAGTATTGATTGACTCAGAAAATGCACTTGACGAATCATGGTTACATGCACTTGATGTAGATACGTCAGAAGAAAAACTGCTTAAACTTAATATGTCAATGATTGATGATGTTGCAAAAACAATTTCAACATTTATGGCAGATTATAAAGCAATGAACGAAGAAGAACGTCCAAAGGTATTGTTTGTAATTGACTCTTTAGGTATGTTGCTTACACCTACAGATGTTGATCAATTTAACAAAGGTGACATGAAGGGTGATATGGGCCGTAAACCTAAGGCGCTTACTTCACTTGTAAGAAATACTGTTAACATGATCGGTTCACACAATGTAGGACTAGTATGTACTAATCACACTTATGCATCGCAGGATATGTTTGATCCGGATGATAAGATCTCAGGCGGACAAGGTTTTATCTATGCATCTAGTATTGTAGTTGCAATGAAAAAGCTTAAACTTAAAGAAGATGAAGACGGAAATAAAATTTCAGAAGTACGTGGTATCCGTGCTGGATGTAAAGTAATGAAAACTCGTTATGCAAAACCGTTTGAAGGTGTGCAAGTAAAAATTCCCTACGAAACAGGTATGAATCCATACAGTGGTCTTCTTGAACTTTTTGAAGCAAAAGGTCTTATCGAAAAAAGCGGTAATCGACTAAAGTATGTTAGCGCTAGCGGCGAAGAAATTCTTGAATATAGAAAAAAATGGACAGGCGAATTACTAGATACAGTAATGGAAGAATATCATCTTAGAAATATAAATACCGACGAAGAAATTGAATTAGAGCAGGATACAGAAGAACTAGTTCAAGAATAAAAAGGGAGAAATACATTGGACGAGAATCAAATCATTGATGTATGGGCGGTATTTAAAGAATATCTTGACAAAAAAAGTGTACACGATGTAGCTGAGCGCTATGTTGACACTCTTGTAGATTATGGTGTTGCTGACGAAACACTGCGTGACTGTTTGGGTCAAGATGTTATACTAGACGAAGCTATTGAGTATTACTTAGACGAAGACGACGCCGATGTCGACGACGACGAAGAGTGGGAACAGTAGTGGGCTGGTATAGTGAAATATCAAGAGACGTGGCTAAAATACCTGCTGCTGTAGATTTTTACGAAAAGGAACTTGTATCGGCCAGGGCCGAAGTAAAGTTATCAGGCAGTGTAGAAAAAGCAGCAGCAGCTTTGCCCGGAACAGTAGAATATAGATTTAATCAATTGCAAGAAATTGAAGCTATATTAAATTATCTTAATATTGAACTGCGTAGGTTGCGTAGTTCTTTTTTTAAAAAGTATTTAGAAAATTATCAACGTGCACTTAGCAGTCGAGATGTTGAAAAATATGTCGACGGCGAAGCTGATGTTGTCGATTATGAAAAATTAGTAAATGAGTTTGCCCTAATTAGAAATAATTGGTTAGGAGTCTTAAAAGGCCTAGATCAGAAGCAATGGCAGATAACTAATATAGTTAAGTTAAGAGTTGCAGGTATGGAAGATGCAGTTCTGTAAGGAAAGCCATGAACTATTCAAAAGAGTATTTAGATCAATTAACTAATTTGCATGTTATAAAAAGTTTTGGCAATAGTACCAAAATACACAAACAAGTACAATCACTTGTTGAAAATAATAATATAAAAAGTATCTTAGATTACGGTAGTGGTAAAGGAGGTACTTCAGAAGCATTTAAAAACAAATGGCCAACAGTCAATGTAATTAGTTATGATCCTGTTACTAGTCCAATTGAATTACCTAATAATGTAGATCTCATATATAGTGCAGATGTGTTAGAACATATCGAACCAGATTATTTTGATGAAACAATGGACTATCTTTTTAAAAGTTCAAAACATCAATGGCATCTAATTGCATGCCATCCTGCAAAAAAGTCTTTAAGCGATGGAAGAAATGCACACTTGATTATAGAACAACCCGAATGGTGGTTAAAAGAATTTACAAAAAGACTTGGTACTGAATGGGAAATTGTACATTCTGAAGATTACATTAAAGTTGGAAAAACAAAAAAAGCAGGCGTACTACATTCTCTTAAATTTATAATAGAATTAAAAAGAAAATAATATGAAAAAAGTATTTGACTACTGGATGCCCGATACTGATGACCACTTTGAGAGATTAATTGCAAAGCGTGTTAAAAACGGCGGACCTGCTGAATATCAAGATGATGTAAGAGATGCTGCGTATAAGCATGTAACTGATTTTGACGTTGTAGTAGATGCAGGCGCTAACGTAGGTTTATGGGCTAAGCCACTTGCTGAAAAGTTTAAAAAAGTAATTGCTTACGAACCATTAGAACAAGTGTATTCCTGCTTAGAAAAAAATGTAACTGGGCTGCCCGTTGAAATTTACAGACATGCAGTTGGTAACGAAAATACTGTTGTTGAAATGATATACGATAGTGAAAATACAGGCGGAAGTTTTATAACCACCGTTGGATCCGGCAGTATTGAAATAAAACGTATAGATGATTTAAATTTGCCTAAGTTTGGATTATTCAAAATAGATTGCGAGCGTCATGAACTTGAAGTTCTTAAAGGTGCAACAGAAACTATTTTAAAGTATAAACCTATTATTGTATGCGAACAGCAGGCTGATACTAACTTTTGTGCCGGTGAGTATTTGAGATCACTCGGAGCAATAGAAATTACAAATGTACGAAAAGATTATATTTTTGGATGGGAATAAATGACAAAAACACAAACTCCTCTTAAGATTTTTATTGGCTGGGATAGTCGTGAAGATATAGCATATCAAGTTGCAAAGAAAAGCATAGAAAATCTTGCTTCGGTGCCTGTTGATATTCAACCAATTAAGCAAAGAGAGCTACGTAGAGATGGTGTGTATCTAAGAGACGAAGATAAATTAGCCAGCACTGAATTTACATTTACTAGATATCTTGTTCCATATCTTGCTGATTATAAAGGCTGGGCGCTGTTTATTGACTGTGATTTTCTTTTTCTAGATGATGTTGCAAAACTATTCGAACAGGTAAATGACAACTATGCAGTAATGTGTGCGCAACACGATTATACTCCCCAACCGGGAAGGAAAATGGACGGAAAACAACAAATTCCTTATCCCCGAAAAAACTGGTCTAGTATGATGTTGCTTAATTGTGCACATCCAAAAAATAAAGAATTTTTAACACCTGACAACATTAATGCAGAAAGTACTAGTGCAGCTTATGTGCACAGATTCAGCTGGTTAGACGATCAAGATATCGGTAAATTAAGTCATGAATGGAATTGGTTAGTAGGATGGTATAAAGAACCAAAAGACGGGAAACCTAAAGCCCTACACTATACCGAAGGCGGTCCTTGGTTTGAAGAATACCAAGAATGCGAATATGCAATTGATTGGATTAAAATAGAGCATACAATAGTAAATGATCTTCTTGAAGAATCCAAAAAAAAAATCAGCGACCTAAAAACAAGAGTCATTAGAATTGAGGATTTAACGCTATCTGCCGAGTTAAAGGAAATATACATTAGTCTAACTAATAAAATGTTAGATCCAACTCAAAAATATTTAAAAAATGATTTTGAAAACCAAATGGAGACAATGATGGGCGTTAAAGTTGCATCGATTCTAACTAAAAAACAAGACGATACTGATTTTGATTATCGTCGCAAAGGTGTAGATTATGATCCGTATCTTAAAGACTTCATTTTAGGCGTAGGCGGAAAAATTGGGGATTTTGACGATAAAGAAAGTTTGAAAGATCATACAATAGTAATAAGGGGGCTTGGCGGCGGTGGACAAAAGGCACTAAAATGGTGTCAAAAAAATAATATTGATTTTTATGCAATAGATACAGGTTATATACAACCAAAGCTAGCTAAAACAAAACAATATCACAGAATAACAAAAAATAGTTTACAGAATCTTGGACCACTTAAAGATTTTCCTAGTGATAGATTGAACAGGTTAAATTGGAGGCCACGTAAACACAGAGGCGGTTCTTATATTCTCATTTGTCCGCCAAGTGAAAAAGTAATGAAGTTTTATAACCAAGATTTAGATACTTGGATGGATAAAACTATTGCACAAATCAAAAAGCACTCTGATAGAGAAATACGAATAAGATTAAAGCCAAGTCGTACTGAAAGAGTTACCACAAATCCGATTCAAAGCGAATTTGATGACATGCATTGCTTAGTAACATTTAACAGTATTGCAGCAACAGAAGCCTTACTTTATGGTAAGCCTGCAATAACTTTAGCACCTAATGCAGCATCAATGATTTACGATGCTAAAATAGAAAATATAGAAAGCCTGCCGATGATATCTACAGATCTAGTAGAAGCTTTTGCAAGACATTTGTCGTATAATCAATTTACCTCTGCTGAAATGCGTTCGGGTTTTGCATGGAAAACACTCCAGTCAATGGAATGATGCAATGAAAATAATTAGCTATTTAAAATCAGTACCGGAACGTAATAGCAATAAAACAAAAACTGATCTATTAATAAATTATGCAGAAGGTGCAAAAAAGTTAGGTGACGAAAGTCAAGTACTTGCTGCACAAAACTGGCAACCTTCAGACGTAGCTGTAATACAGGGCTGGGTGTATGATAATATATCAACTTCGCATCTTAGATTAAGATCAGAAATAATTAAAAATCAACTAGCAAACAATAGATTTGTTTGCATTGCAGATGCAAATCTTTTTGGCTTTGTACCTAACAAAAAAGATTTATT